AAGCCAAGCGTCCAAATCCTCCCTCGTGAAGTAGGAACGCTTGTGGAATCCGCCGCCTGTGAACTTGGGGCCCTGTCCCGCCTTGCACAGGGTGCGTAGGCGTTGCGGGTTCATGCCCAGATAGGCTGCGGCATCCTTCAAACCGATGGGCGCCGATGATCTGGCCGTCATGGTCTGCCCTTTCACTTGGTCTGAATCATCGGAACGCTGCCATCCGGGACGACCGTAAGGTTCTTCGCGTTCGATAGGGCGTCGATGTACTTCTGCTTGAGTACGTTGTCGGTCAGCGAATCGTTGAGCACACGGTTCGCGTCCGCTTCGCCTTGGGCCTTGATCTTCTTCGTTTCGGCTTCGACCTTCGCGGTCTCCTGATCGTTCTGGGCTTTTTGGCGTTTCACTTCGGCTGCCTGCGCCTCCGCATAGCTTTTGGTGATGGAATCCGGGTAGCGGACATCCTGTACGGATACCTGTTCCACGATCAGGCCCATGCTTTTCCATTTCCTCGATAGGGATTCCTGTACGGCCTTCGTGAACTGGGAACGGTCGGTGAGCATGGTCAGCGTGTCGAATTTGCCGGATGTTTCACGGGTTACGGAACGTAGGTCGTTGGACACGTATTTTTCGACGAAGTTTTCCTGCGTGCCGTAATCCTCGTACAGTTTCTCCGCGGCTTCGGGGTTCAGTGAATAGTTCACCTGAATGTCGATGTCGGCTTTCGCCCCGCTTTTGTCGTTGATGGTGACCTGTTTGCCGTCCTCGCTGCCGCCTTTCACTTTGAAGTCGGTCGAACCGTAGAAGTTGATGAGGTTGTTGCGCGTGTCGAATTTGATGGCTTTCTGCCATGGGGCCTTGCCGTGGAATCCGGCTTCGGATTGGCTTCCCGCCATGCTGCCGCCCCAGTTCTGGATGACGGCGACTTCGCCTACGTCGAGACTGTAGAGGCAGTTGAACGAGAATGTGATGATGGCGATGAGCCATCCGACGGCCAATGTGATCGCGGCGGCCTGTTTCGATTCCAAGTTGATGGATGCGATGGTGGCGATGGTGGCGATGATGATCGCCAGTATGAGAAGCAGCATGATGGGGTTTCTCCTTTGATTGTTCGTTGGTATATGGGTGAAAGCTGGTGGCGGCATGCCGCTGGGAAGGTTTGACGGCGGAGAGTACGCGCCGAACGACGGGATGAAAGGGTATCCGTCTGGCCCGCCCATCGTTCCCATGGCCCGGAAAACTGAAGAAAAGGAAACGGGTTCCATGGGTGGCGTTGACGGTCATGCCGCAGGACTTATTCCTTGAGTGCCGATCTTCGATGGCGTTCCTGTTCATGCCATGCCGTGTAGATGTCGGTTAGGAGCGGCCGGTCGGATGGCAAATACACTTTGACCGGGCCCGAGCCGCCGATGCGGAGCGTGTACGGTTTCGTCCTGTGCAGGCGCAGGTATGCGTCGTACACTTTCCGCCCGTATCGTGTGGCCGCGTATTCGAGGTCTTCTGCGGGATGGTGGATTTGGGTGAGCCAATCGCGGATGGTGACGGCCTTGGTGGGGTCGATGTAGTCCGGTAGCGGGTTCTCGTTCCGGTCGTTCATGATGCTCCTTGAATGGTGTGGTGGTGTGGGTCCTATGGGGGCCGGTGCCCAAGCATGGATTCGAACCATGTGCATTCCGTCGTCTCAATAGAAAGGAGGCGTACAGCATTGATGGCCAGATGCTGACGACATGGGATGCGTCCGGGTGCAGCCGCACACTGCCTTGGGCGTGTACGGTCCGACTGTGTATGTAATCGTGGTCGGACCGTTTGCCATGCGATGGATGGGCCGTCGCATGCCTTTGCCAATCCGGTGAACGTGGACATCAGGAGGGATTTCCCTAGGGTTTTCCTATCTGAGTGGATTGGCGAAGTATGGTCCCATGACGGGGTTGCGGGCCGCCATGGGAAGAATCATTTGGTTTCTTCCTTGGTGGGCAGAATCACTTCACTGATCGGAACCAACGGGAAGGCATCGGGGCCGAGCGCCGCATAGACAACCTTCGGGTCTTTCGTGTAACAATCAAACGAACACTCCTCCCAGTAGCCCTGAATAGGGCGCCCATTGATGTTGCGTACGCTCCAATCACCACAACTGTCCTTGAGCAGTAACAGGTGCTGTTGGGTGAGATACCATCCCGGTTCCTCCGGTAGTTTCGGGGTGGGTGTGGCAGCGGCGATGGTGAGTTCATTAAGTTTGTCCTCAAGCCCTCGCATGTAAGCCTTGACTGTCCTTATGTGAGTGTCCAGCTCATCCAAGGCTTTCTGCAATTCCAGTTCGTCGATCATGGCTAGTCCTCGTCGGCTTCGATGTCGAACACGTCGAGGTACTCTTCGACGGAATCATCAGTATCGATGACATCATCGAAGTCAACCTGCAAATCCTTGAGCGCCTTGAGGACGTTCTCCTCGGTGGGTTCGCCGTACTTGTCGTCATCCCAGCTGATAACAGCCTGATCGTTGACAGTCTTGCGGGATACCACGTTCGCGGTGATGGTTCTGGTCATTTCGTATTCTCCTTCGGATAATTGGTGGCGAGGTAGTTCCATGCGCGGATTGCCTCTTTACGGTCGGTGTGTTTGGTGAGGATGACGGCGGAGCGACGGCATCCAAAGCATGCGACGTTCCAGTACTGGATGATCTGCAAAGTGATTAGGTCGAAGCCATAGCCGAATGTGTGGAATTTGATGTCCTTGCCGCCACAGAGGGGGCATGGTACCGGCCTGCGCCATCTGCGTGGACGGTTAGCGATGGCGTACAGTGCGTCCGTCAATGTCCTGCGGTTTTTCATCATGTGGCTCCTACCTGTCCCCTATGCCGGTGTTGGACATGAAGCTGCCGACATACCAGCCGATGCCTTTCGTGGTGAACACGGCGTATGGGGTGCGAAGTTTCCCGCCGTACACGCCGCCGGCCTTCTGTTTCAGATAGCCGGGTCCGATACCCTTCATGGTCGGCTTGTTGGTACGCTGCTCGATGTACCCATGGCCGCGGAGCGTGCCGAACACCGTTTCCCGTTTGATGGTCGGGTCAAGCTGTTTGAAATAGCGCGCCGCATCGGTGATGGTGATCGTGCCGTCCGCTTGAATGAACTCCTGTGCGATGGTCACGAGTGGCTTCTGCCGTTCGATGGTCTTCTCGGCTTCGGTTCGCTTGGCTCGTTCCTCTTTCAGGTCGGTGAGCAGTTTGATGCCGAAATCCGGGTTGGCGAGAATCTGATCGATGGTGGCTTCGGTAGCGTAGGCGCCATGCTTACGAATGGTTGGCAACACTTCATGAGTCACCCAACGTTGGAATCGCCTGACGAATTCCTTCTGCTCGCCGTCGAGGTATCCGAGCTCGCGGTTGAGAATCGCACGGTAAAGACCAGCCTCGGTGATAACCGTCATATTTTGCACGCCACCGGGGGTGGGCACTTGGCGCATACCCTTTTCATCGCTGTCAAGATTTCGCGCCATGTCTTTCGCGCTCCCATATCCAAGCAGCTTTGCGATGTCGGTTGCGACGAACAGTCCTGCTTCGTCCTCTGCGATCGTTCTGACGCCGAAGCCTTCAAAACTGAATGGTTGAATGTCACTCATTGGAGTCTCCTGTGTTCCTGCGCGTAATTGGAGAGCGCGTCGAGTTCCTTCTTCATGTTGTCGCCGTCCACCTGCATCACGATCTTGTTGAGCCAGTTCCTCAAGCGGCGCACCGTATTGGGTTTGAGCCGCCAAGTGATGTAGTCCGCGTCCATGTCCGAATCGTCGGCGTATGCGGTCAGTACGACCATCGGACCGTCAGCGCCGGTTTCGACCTTCGCGCTGAAGAGCGTGGCTTCCACGGTGGACGTGAACTCGTCAATCTGGTTATCGCAGTAGAGGATGGACGGGTTCTTGAAGTGGGCGTTAAATTCATCCACGTTCATGACGCTCTCTTTCCTTATCCGAACCTTCAGGCTGCGAGACCTGAATTGGCGATCTCTTCATGAATTACCTCTTCCTCATGGGCTGCTGCGCTGATATCAACGCCGTTCTTCCAGTGGAGGTATGGGGCGATCTTGTCGAGGACTTCAATGCGCCATCCGACGCGGTTACTCATGTAGGAGCTGAGTTGGGTGGCATTGACTCCACTCTGGTGCGCGAGGCTTTCCTGAGTCATCCCGAGACGTTTCAGCCGAATCTGGATGGCGAGAGAGACGTATTTGTTGGAATCCATACTTCCTCGATTCTTATATAAGAATTTCTTATCGACGGTTTCCGCCGTTTTCCTGTTGTTGACATCCACTATATATCGTATATAAGAATTTGCAAGCGCGACACGCCGGGAAATGTATCTTATATGCGATATGCTGTGGGATATGAGCATACAAGCATCAAGCACCGACCGTCTTGTCTCTTCCTATATAAGAAACAGGATGAACGAGCTGGGAATCCAGCAGAAGGCTTTTGTGGAGGCCATCGGTCGTAATTCACAGTCATATATCAGCGACAGGATGACATGTAAGAAATCATGGGAGCTCAGCGAACTGGACATCATCGCCCCGCTCATCGGACTCCCCAACGCATTGGCGTTGATAGCTGCGGCGAGCGGCTACCACGGCGATGGTGATACCATGTAAAAGACACCCCTTTCTGGCGTGTTTTGCAGGGTGTGCGTAGGACTTGGAGGTTATGCGCACACCCTTTTTCATATCTGCCGACCGGACGCCATGCATCTCGGCCATTGAAATGATACCCCGTTTTCGAACAAGCGTTCGAACGCGACACGCCATCGGCGGCGGTCCGGGGGTACGACGACGTACGCCGAGTGCCGGAACGTGGCACAATGTTGCTGACAAACCCACCAAGGGAAAGAAGGAAACCATGATATTCGCATACGTCTTCGCCGGCATCGCGGGCATCGCGATACTCGGTGCCGTCATCCAGTCGGCCGTATTGAACGGCATCCGCCGTTCCGGTCTCATCGACTGGAGGACGGCCTATGAGATGGAACGCCTTGACGAGGGAGGCGGGGACCAGCCCACACTGGACGGCCTATACGAGAGACACGCGCAGGAAGGCTTGGACGAGGCTCAGATCGAAGCGAAGGTCAAGGAGGAGGCCGTGGCCTATACGAGGAGGCGTACCGGGGCTAGGAATGCGGTGTATCCGATTCTCGCGGGCGTCATGGTCCTCTTGGCGGTCGGTGCTGGAGTCATCGCGGCGGCCGTCGCCCACTACGATTCCACGGTGTCCACCTATCGGAGCGCCGTCACGGGCTACGGAGACGAGGAGGAGAGGACTCCGACCGGATGCGCCACGGACGATTTCGAATGCAGGTATCTGAACGGCGAGTTCGAACGGTAAGGGCAATTGGCCCCGAATACGAGGAAAGCCCCTCCGCTAGGTGTCAGGTCCTAGTGGAGGGGCTTTCGTTTGCTCTGGGCTCCGGTCGTCGGAGCTTCGATGATCTGGCTTGGATTCCCCTGCCGTTCCCGGTGTGGGTTCCGGTGTGGCTGTCAAGCCGTTCGGCGTCATCGAGGTCGAATCTAGCACGAAATCGAAAAACTTTCTCAGATTGTTATGAGCGTAAGCGAATAATAATCTTCTTTTAGTTTTGTTATATAGTGACATCGTTGTGACATCGTTGTGACCGAAGCGTGACATCGTTGTGACATCGTGTGACCGAAGCGTGACATCACGACCCTCTGAAAACGGCTCTATGAAGCCGATTCGAAATTAGACATGCTGTCTAGCTGAGGCTCAATTGAGGCTCAAATGAGGTTTTGGTGAGCCTCAATCCACAGTTTTCGTGAAAATATTGTGAATATTGAAAAAATCTCGGGATACGGAACAGCACGTTTCGGATACCGAGATGCAGGAGACTGCGGAGACGTTCCCGACGTAACCCCCTATGGCTTCGCGGCCATCCCGGCGACACGCCGCGATGTCGGACGCAAACCCCGTCCTCACGGCGTGTCCCGACGAATATGCGAATCTGTGTCCAACTGTGTATCCCCGGCCCATCCGCAGCCCCTTCCGCAGAGGGCCGCCCGAAGAGCGGAACCCTTGGAAACCAAGGGCTCCTACCATGGCTCCTGCGACTGGGCTTGAACCAGTGACCGTCCGATTAACAGTCGGATGCTCTGCCAACTGAGCTACGCA